CTCCTAAATCAATATCATTAGTCGAATCGACAGTAACCGTTATCGCTTGCTCGTCAGAAAACGAATTTTCTTTATCTAAAATCATCTTATTGCTCCTTTCTATTTTATGTTTTACTTTTTAAGATTACTGAAATACCTATTCAGCAATTCCGGATTCCTACGTTACTCGCGCTTCTGTTTCTAGAAGAGCGTCTGTCTTACGTACAGGTACCCCTCTAAAAGTCATTACCTTTTTACCATATTGGTCTTCCCCATAAGAAACATTCATATTAGTTTGCTTCAACGTTTGGAGATCAAGATAAGTGTATACGGTTTTGTTAACATAAAAAACTTGACGGCCTATCGCGCCTTCTGGAATAAGATTAGCAGCTTTAATCATGGATACGATCAAATCTGCCCCACTACTTACAACCCCGCCGTCTGCTATCAATAAAGATATATCGATATTAGCAATCCTAACTACATATCTCCAATCTTTAAGCGTTAATCCCATGTGCCATTTAAAGAAAGCTCTGTAGCCTTCATAAAGATTACCGTTAGCATCCTCTAAAGTGACATTTCCTTTATCAATGTGTTCTAATCCTCCAGGCTGTCCATTTGGGAAAATAGCGTGACAAGTGTCAGGCCCCCAAGTAACAAGCCAAATAGAAGAATTATCAGAACCTGTTCCCCCTGCATCAATAACATTTTCAGCATTTTCAGCAGATAAACTATTATATCGAGGAGAAAGCCCCATAAACTTCTTAGGATCAGTTGCAGTGTTCCCATAAATCATAGTGGATTCCATAGTCTGATTCATCGCTTCCAAATGCGCTCTGTCTTCTGAAAGTCTAAAAGCAGCCACATCACCACTCAAATCTGCTAAAAACTTATCTACATCTGAATACTGTTCCAACATACCTATACTGTCAGTTACTTGAACTGTTTTACTCTTCGAACGAGGAACACCATAGTTTAACTGTCTCCAAGTTGCTGCTGGTAAACCGCTTCTTATAACCGTTAAATGTCCTGTTGGTAAATTACCTTCTAGAACTGCCATGTCCTTTACCATAGGCTTTTGTTGATGCAAAATCTCAATTATAGATTGTATCTTTCCGTCTTTCGCCCTACTCGCCCAATCTTGAAGCGTAGGGTAATATGTTCCTACTGTTGGCATCTTATTACTCCTTTTTGTTATATCCGGGGTAAATCTTTTGGGCTGCGGTTTTAGGTAGCTCACCTGAAGGTGTACCTTCCACAAAACTATCTTCGGCTGTCGCTTTATCTATTTTAGCTAAAAGTCTAATTAGATGTGGGTTATCTCCATAACCAGTAACATCTAAAAAGTTTTTAAAATCCTCTGAACCAAACTTAGTTAACGTGCGCTTAGCTCGTTCGATAGTCTCCTTAAACTTATCCCCTCCAAAGTCACTGTCTTCTTTAATATCTTTTACCCAATTTTCTCTTACCTTGTCCCAAGCCTCTAAATTACTTTTACTGTTGTCAGTAACTAAATTAGACGCCATATCAACAAGCTTTTGAGCTTTTTCTTGGGTCAACCCGAGCTCACGCGCTAAGGTAGTGAAATCGCCTAAGCGTTGCTCTTCGAGATTTATACCTTCGGGAATTGAAAATTCAGCGTATGTGTCTGGGGCTTTATCTTCTGCTGCTCCTGGAACAACATCGCCCTCCTTTGGTTTACCTTCACTGTCCGTTGGCTTAGCTTTGTCAGTTTTAACGCTTTCACCGTCTGCTTTATTCCCGTTATCCCCAGAACCCACAGGGGTATTCCCTTCTTGAGTTCCTGTTTCTGAAGAATTATTGTTTGTAGCATTAATTCCTCCTTCGCTTTGTCCGCTATCTGGATTAGTGTTATTTTGACCAGATGCGTCATTTTGAGGTAATGTCATTGTCTTTTTCTCCTTCTCTTAATATCAAATCGCCTATCTTATTGGGCGACGCTTCAACTAGATCTACAAAATACTTAACTGCAAAGGCTCTGTGCCCTTCTAGAAAAAAAGTTTGACTGTTCCCAGTAAAAGTTGTCTGGAACATCTTGCCTTCATCCATCATCTTCTTAAAAAAACGTAAACCCGCCGGTAAAGCTATAAGCGTTCGCAAATCATCTATGTACTGATCACGATCTGACTTTTCCCGCTTCTTGCGTTTCTCTATCTGCTTTTCATCACTTGCGTTATATTTCATAATACCTGCCTTAAACTAATGCACTGCACTTTCAATTAAACAAAACTATTGTGTCGGTTCCGGATAGTAAAACCATCCTTCCGCCATAGCCCAATCTACATCCTTTATCTCTCTGCCTACTAAAAATTGAGGGTCTAACCCAGGATTTATAAAGCATACTACCCTGGCATCCTCTGGATTAGGATGTATTTCCGCTACAGTATACGTAATCGAATGCCCCTCTGGATCGGGATAATGATAAAATTCATTAACTTCCCCCACCCACACATTAAAAGCCAAAATCGTAGCAAAACATAAAAGCATTAACTCACCCCCCATTTATGCATTAAGTATTCTCTTAAAGTTTGAAATTCTGGGGAGGTTAAAACCCTATCATATAATATAATCTCAGCCATTTTACCTTTCCAAGCTTGGTTTATCGTAAGCCAAGACCCTAAAATAAACGGGTGAAGCGTACCTCCCATAGTTCTATCTGTCATAACTATTCCCCCCTTAAACTCTAACTCTTTATAGTAATTCAACACTGTTTCATCATGCGTTAATAGATGAGTGAAAAGACCTTGACCCCTATCATTATCTCCTAATATGTATAATACGGGATCACCGGCAGAACCATTCTCTATAGCAGTAACACCTTCTCCCAACTTATTACCAAAAGTTAACCAGGTAGGCTCAGCACCCACTCTATTAGTGAAAAGGCCCCTATAAGCTGAAACCCCAGCATCTAACTCTACAACCATTAACATACTAAACGGCGAGCCATCCCAATCAAACCCAAAAACATCACGATCCAAATTATTCTCAATACCATCAAAAGTTACAACATTCTTATTGCCTATCTGTTCTGTATAATATGGCTGTTGACTTACCGTCGCTTGCGACAAATGTCTTACATGCCCACTTTTATCATGCCATTCAGCAACCCTGCTTCCCTCTAGAACCATAGAACTGGCGTCTGCTGCATCCAACCAAAAGTTCAACCCCGATATGTCCGCGGGTGTAGCTATGTGGTCGTAAATTGCTGTTAACGATAAAGATGGCCCTAACACGTGTAAAACTCCCTTTTAATAAATCGCTGTAATATTCTCTGCAACTGTTCCAGTAGCAAAAACCCTTTTCACCATAACAGGTAAAATTCCAACAGGCACTCCTACTAAAGTAACCTCTTCCCCAGTTAATGTGGTTATGTGTAAAGCGCCAGAGGCCCCAATCAACAAAGCTCTAGGCCTAAGTTCGCGTCCCCCATAACTAACAACAGGTAAATCTGCACCATCATTCGGTGTCACCGGTTTTGCTGTTACTCCCGGATTAATTAAATCGTTTGTCATATCTTTTCTCCTCTTAATCTAACCCTTTTTAAGGGTTAATAGTATCCATAACCCCTGTCAAAGCAGAATTAGGTGTCGCTTCTGTTTCACTTAAAGTCTTTGCATTATCGATAGCATTTGTGGCCACTTGCTGCGCCTGCTGCATTTGCTGCAATCTTGCCCGTTCTTCTCTAATCCTTGCCACTTCACTATCGCTAACTATGATCTCCGGTGAAACTCCTACCATTTCCGAATACTGGTCAACTGCTTCGTCTGCATCTAACTTGTCTAATACGTCTGGTTTTATGCTTGCAATATTGCCAACAAAAGCCGCCACTTGCTCGATTGAATTCGTGCCCGCTAGTTTCTGGGCTTGAGTCAATATGCTAACATACTCTATCCGTATCTCTACACCTGCTAACTCTTCCGAAGCTGGCGGTATCATACCAAAACTGTCCATTATTTGATACGTTCTCTCAATAATATTATTAAGAAATTCTGTTTGTAGCCGCTCAATAACTGGCCCTAATAATGCCATCTTCTCACGCTGTCTTGCCACGACTTCTGTAGCTGTCATAGCTTTCTGTTCACCTAAAAGGGCCATAAACAACGGGTTAAAGAAAAAACGGCCTATACGTTCCTCTATACCCATAATCTCTACCCTTATATCCTGTATAGCTGGATTAACTTGATAAACAGGTGTAAACCCTTGCTGCCCTTGAGCCGCATCTACATAGTTAACTCCGCCAGCTACAATAGTTAAAGCTTTCCCCTTCATGTTTACCGGCGCATTCATTGGCGGGTCTACCATCTTGTCTAAAGCTTTTAGCTTCTTTTCTTCCACCTTCTGTAACATCTTCAAATCCCCCAACGCTAACATCCCAGGGGAATTGCCATACGTTTCTGACCCAGTCACATCCCAACGCGGTGCAACAAAAGGAATACTGTCATATCCGCCTTTTCTCAAAAACTTATCCGTATTACCGTTATATTCTAAATAAACAGATTCAAAACGCTTTCCCCTAACATCCTCTTTAGTGATATCAAAGGACTCATTAGGCTGAATACAGTGTAATATCTCATACTTATCATCTATTGAACCTCTAGCCACTGACTGTAAAACCATATCAGAAACATTATCTTCCCCAAACTTATCTACCATATCCCTAGCGATCATAGTGAACTGCCTATACAGCGTGTCTACCTTGTAATCATTCCCTAATGCCAACGCGAATTCACCAATAGTAAAAGGTCTGAATTTAATAACCGTATCTAAATCCTCTTCCTCTATCATTGCCGCTGTTCCAAAAGCACCTAATTCAGAATATATGTTAGTAACCGCACTATAAAAATTCGATTTAGCAAAGACACTTAACATCAAATCCCTTACTTTGTTTAACCAAACTTTTACCGATTTATATTGCACTAAGTCTTTATCCGCTAAACTTAATACAAACCAAGGCGTTGAAGGCGACGTTAACCCTCCCTGCATACCTGACCCCAATACCTTTACTGAACTGGTACCTGAACCGTTTATGATCTTCTGATTTTGAGAAGCGCCCTCATTTGTTTTTGCTTGGGTGTTTGTAAGATACCGCCCCTTACGTGGGAACAAATAGTCCGATATATCTTTCCAATGACTACGCCAACTATCCTGTTGATCGCGTAATTGGGTATACCTTTTTCGGTATTTACCTTGAAGAGTATTATCGTTATTATCCGCCATCTATACCCCTAAAAGTGTTTTTCTTCTAACAGTAGCTTCTTCCTGCACACCTTCTGGCCCGGTTAAAACTGTGCTTCTTTGAGCGGTTCTTTCCCCGCCTCTTCTTGTGCTTAAATCTAGTTTTCTCTCCGCTGTTACCCTAGGTGCCGGAGGCGCTGGTGGCACTTCCTGTTTTTCGGGGGCTGCCGTTCCAATACACATAGCTTTACTCCTTCTAAATAAACTATTTGATAGTCTAACTTTTGGTCTTTAGTTTTTTTAATAAATGAGCTACTTGATCTGGGCTAACCCAACCTTCAGTTTTTACTGTAATCCTACCAGTATCAAGGCGTCTTCTTACCATTATACTAGCTTCATACTTTAATATTTCGAATTCGTTTAATTCCAATTCTGAGGAATCCTCTTCTACACTTACATCATGGCTATCGTTCATTGTTTACTCCTTCAAATACATCTAGTCTAAGTTGGTAATACTACCATAAAAGAACATTTATACAAACAAATCATATTCGGTTTGCACCTTGTTTATATTCTTAAATGGTAAAGTCATCGATCCACTCTTATAGAAATCTTCTTTTTGAGGAAACCTAACTTCTAACTTAGGATCACAAATAAGGGAGAAACAATCCAACATATCATCGTGTACGGCTACCGGAAAAGCCAGATACTCCTCCTGTTTAAACTCGTTAACAAAATCCCTTTGCCGTCTCTCTACATCTACAAAATGATGATGGTAAGGCATGTACCAGCGCCCCTGCTCAAATATAGGAACTAACCTCCTAATCCTATCAGGTTTTGCCATAACCCCTCCTAACGGCATAATTTTAAATCTATAGTTCTCTTTCTCCATAATATACTCGATATGCTCAATGTCCGCCTGCAACCCGTACTTTTCATAGCCTACCGCTAAAGGATTATATTGTCTTACAAAAGCGAAAAGCTTATCTGTCCTCTGCGTTAAATTTAAACGATCTCTTACCCCATCAACAAAATAATAATTACCGTCCGGGGCTAAAGCTATCACCGCTATCACCGTATAATCGTTAACTCTCTTTTTCTCCCCCGCTGGATCAATAAGTATATAAAAATTCCAACCGGCAAAACTCTTTATCTCGTAATAGTAACGAAGCCATTCTTCTTTAAACCCCATCACCGAATCCTCTTTAGGATCCAATAACATATGGCAAGCAAAGATATACGGGCCTTCATCACTCCTCTTTGCCTTTAATCGCTCCTTAGTAAAGAAAACAGGTACCCCATCAATCTTCCCGTTATCTGTTGCGGGATATATCCTAGGCTTTACCGCTTTTCGTTCCATCATCACCCTATACGTATCATTGAAATGGTATCTCGTACCAATAGTGCGCCTAGCTCCACCTTGAGCGCCTAAATTCAAAGACAAAGCCCAAGCATCGGTCACTTTTTTTATCTGGTCTGGGGTTGTTACTGAAGCAAGAGTGACCACATCATCATACACTAACAAACTGAAATGCTTACTAGTAGGCTGCCCGTCTACCAAACCCCAAGCCTCTAACGTCTTCTCTTTTGGGTTTGTCTTACGCTTAACTAATAACCCGCCATCTAATGACCATGTCGGAGATTCACGCCTAGGATCAACATAAAGTATATCTGGGAATAACGCTTGTAAAAAACTGTTATCTTCTAATTCCCTCTTTATCTGGTTAAGAAAATCTTTTGCTATTTGCCTAACGTGACTAAAAAACCCTACCGTTATCTCTGGGTTTCTTAAAATATCCTGGATAGTTTTCCCGAAAGTTATTATGGTAGATTTATAATGTTCCCGTGCCCATAAGTCCAAAAAGCCGTCTGGATCACTCTCTACCTCCCTACAACGGTCATAGAGCCAATCCCGGTTAATATCTTTACGCTTACAAGCCACCGTAAGTAAGAAAAAAAGATCGTTTAAACATAGTTGACGTAATGATTCTATGTGGCCCACTTTCATAACCGCTAAATACAAATCATTACTTTGTTTTCTAGTGAGGTTACTGCAAAGCGTCACCCAATTCATCCTTTACTAATTGCGAAATCCTATCATTTAAATCAAAAGATTCAATGTTTGAAGTTACATTGGCGGTTACTTTTTGGTCCGTGGTTATATCCCTCTGATTTTTCCAACCAAAATTCGACAATTTGAATATTTTCATAGCTGGAGCATCATCCGCTAGCTCATAAGCTTTTTCTATTTTAGCCTTAGCATATTTAATTGTGTCAACAAAATTATCTTTTTCACTGTACTCCATAAGCGTCTCTCTACTAGTGCCTAAATAGAGCGCTAAACCTGTTATCATAGGGGGCTCTAGGAATATTTTTTCAATATTACCGTGCCTATCCTTAACGGGCACCCATTTATCCTCATACTCAGCATCAGCTTTTCCTTTTGTACCTTTTTTTAACACCAGTGTTTTAACCCAATGTTCATCTTGAATACTCTCGAAATAAGCATCTATCTTTTTTCTTAATTCAATCGGACACCCGTATTTTAAAGGTCTACCTCTACCCATCGTAAAATCTCCTTATTGGCTTTTAAATTTTTTTAGTTTTTCAGAAAAAACCCCAATTTCTTTTTGTAATTTTATCAATTCGATTTCTAAAAGGACTACCCGTGCAAGGGGGGCATACTTCAAATCAAAAAACTCAACTGCGGATTGGTGAAAATACTTTAAAAGTTTTTCGGTATGTTCTCTTTCCGCGTTTTGGCGTTTTTGAGCTACAATCATCAGCGTAATGATAGTAGTAAAAATAGACAAAATAGGGGTAATAATTGCCAAGGTGTAATTGTGCATCAATCCATTCTACCTAAAACCCTCCCAGGCTACAAGTTTAATAGAAAACAGTTAATCGTATTTGTTAGCCGGGAGGCGGAAAGGGGGTAGGGGGAAAGG